GAATAAGATCCGCATTCCAGAACGCTCCTAAAAGTACCGTTCGACATGGCAATAAGCTTAAAGAAGAATAACTTCCAACTCACTGAGGATGCGTGTGCTCTATTGGCTGAGTGGGGCTACCCTAATGTTACCAGTGGTAGTGTTCACCATACTCACCCTCTATCCGCGCTCATTAGAAACTCATTTGAGTACATGGTCATCAACACACATAAAGGACAGCGTATTAAAGACGCTGGTGGAAACCATGCAAGACACTCAAGTAAACACGCTGAAGCAGGTGTACACTCTTGCTGTCCTTACACCTCCCCTGATGATATTATTAGGGAAGTGTCGAGAGACTATAGCAACGATGGTGCAACGTATTGCAGAAACCTGTTTCAACAGTGCGAATACCAAGCAGATGTCTACATGTTCAACCACTCGATGTATTATATCACTCAAGCAGACATGCTCTGCATACCCCCAGGAGCGACAATTTATTCCATGCATCACTTGTACCCCGGCCCAGGTATTTACTGTGCCGGTGAGATGCAAGTGCATGGAACAGAAGAACAATGGGAAGTGCACGCAACCGGGAATAATTCTCCATATAGACACCCACAATGTTGGCTGTCAGGAGAATGCGTTATTCCAGGCAGAGACGGCACAGTCATTGCCTTCAAGTTGATCCGCACGTTTGAGACAGCTCACGTGTTTAAAGGGAGAGTGATGAGTGGATGTCCCTACTTATTGAAACAACCAACGTTTGCAGGTATCAGTGTTGCAACGAGCAAGCTAGAAGATTATCTTCTGGCGGATGTAATGGCTAGCACCGTGGACTCTAAAACAGTACACGTGATGATGGTCAAAGCTCGCACATATTGCATAACACATGATATCCCTGTACCACCTAATATTGAAGATGTTATAGCGCGAGTTGTAAACCGTGCTACGGCCAAAACACACGCCTTGTTTTGCAGCATAGACTTAGATGCAGTCGTGCGTAACAACGAGGAGGTGGCAATGTTTCAGGCACTCCTGCCCGAGCGTATATCTATTTGGCGAAGATTGAAGAGCAATCTGAGTGTCCAAATAGGCCGGACAGTCGAGCAATTGGGCTACGTTAGAGACTTTACAATCACGCCGGTGGTGAGAAAAGTATTAAATCTAACAGCCTACTGCAACAGCAAGGTCAAACAAGCAATATGGTACAGAAACACCGGTCCAGTTGTACCAACACACACCTGGATACCGGCAAATGATTGGTTAAATGAAATCTGCGCTGTCTACAACCGGGCATTACCCGCCCAAATGACACCGAAGATTGACGTTTCAATAATACGTGCCGCCGAAGAACTAGCACGCAAAATAGGGAAAATAACCACACCACTCGCATTCGAAGATTGGTTGTCAAGATTTCCACCAAAAAGAAGGGAGGAATTAACAAGAGCCAGATACGATACATTGAACGCAAATGTTGAAATGTTTGTTAAAACTGAGCAATTAGAAGATGACAAAGACCCGAGGGCCATACAAGCCCGAAAGGACTCATACAAAGCCCGCGCCGGGCCATGGGTTGCAGCGCTCGAAGAACGCTGCTTGCAGGTAGTAGACTTTCTCGTGAAGAAGTTGAATGATGAAGAGCGAGCCAAAAAGGTGGCCGAACTAAAGACACGCGCTAGTAACATTGTCGAACTGGACTTCACGAGGTTCGACAGGCACTGCAGCAAACAATTACTAGAAGCCACTGAGCATCTAGTGTACGATGTGGTGCTACCGAAAGAAATAGCTGCGTTAATGCACAAACAACTTCACAATAACTGCAAAACCGCCAATGGAGTAACCTACCAGGTGCAAGGGTCACGTATGAGCGGCGACGTAAACACATCAATCGGTAACTGTATTATAGTTGCCTGTATGTGTAAGGCAGCTGGCATCCCCTGGGACGCATTGTTAGTAGAGGGCGACGACATGATCGCAGCAGTCACAAACAAGGAACGTGACTCCCTGAACTTGGGTATACTAACAGCGACAGGAATGAAGCCGCAGATAATTACATCGCATGACGCAGGG